GACGATAAAACTCACGAGGGTCGGGCGAGCGCATTTTTTTTGTGATTGTCAAGTCGTTTTTTGGGATTTCGTGTTCGGATAAGATTGGCTTATATAATTAATAAAAAGGAGATTAAAAATGAAGGTAGAGATTGAAATAGATCAAACATCTAAAATTATGGGCATAAAAATTAACGGAGTAATTCTTCCTTTGATAGACGCTGAATTACGTTTAGGGATAAATAGTTCTGCTGAATTATCATTACGATTAAGTTTAAAAAAAGATGAATATGAATTGATAAATAAGGAATAAATCTATGAAAGCAAAAATTGATGTTAAGCCCGAAATTAAGATAGTTAAGTTGGCTGAGTTAAAACCAGCGCCTTATAATCCACGGGAGATATCTAATGAGGCTTTGATGGGCCTACGTATGAGCCTTATGCAGTTTGGTTATATTGATTTATTAGTAGTTAATAAAAGAAATAAACAGATTGTGGCCGGGAATCAAAGATATAAGATATTTCAAACAGAGGGTATTAAGAGTGCCCCAGTTATAATGGTTGATGTGGATAAGATGCAAGAAAAGGCAATGAATATTTCACTTAATAACGCGCAAATAGCAGGAATCTGGACAGAGGCATTAATTCCTATATTAGAACAACTTCGTCATGAGATGCCGGATGGATATATAGGCCTTAGATTGCAGGAATTACGCGAAGAAGTTAAGGAATTTGAAATTGAGAATATGGGAACCGGGAAAACATTGTCTGATGATATCCCAGAACCGCCAAAGGATATAACTACAGAAAGAGGAGATTTATGGATTTTAGGTGAACACAGATTGCTTTGTGGCGATAGTTTATCAGAAAAGGATGTTGCTTATTTAATGAATGACAAAAAAGCTAAGCTTTTTGCTACAGATCCGCCTTATATGGTTGATTATACAGGATTAAATAGGCCAAAAGGAAAAGGACGAAAGAAGAAAGGCGGTAAGGATTGGTCTAATGTTTATCATGAAGTTGATATCAAAGATGCTAAAGGATTTTTAAAAGGATTTTTATCAACCGGGATAAAATTCATTGAAAAGAACGCAGCTATTTATATATGGCATGCGATTAAGAGATTGGATCTGTTAAAAAAGGTCTGCGATGAGTTAAAGATTTTAATACATCAGCAGATTATCTGGGTTAAGCCTTGTGCTACTTTAACCTATTCTCTTTATCCATGGAGGCATGAACCTTGTTTGTTGTGTTGGCAGAAAGGATATAAGCCAATTTATAGAGGGCATCAAAATAAAGCAGGAACGGTTTGGATAATAGATTTTCTTAAACATGGCGATCCAACCAAGCCGGAATATTATACAGATGTCTGGGAATTAGATTGGGAAGGAAAAAAGAGAAATCCTGGATTTGAACATCCTACAGTAAAACCGACAGAAGTTTTTGCTATTCCGATGAGAGTGCACACGAAAGTAGGTGATATATGTTATGAACCTTTCTGCGGTTCAGGGTCGCAAATTATAGCTGCTGAACGTCTTAATAGAAGATGTTTTGCTAATGAAATTGAGCCTTTTTTCTGCGATGTTACAGTCAAAAGATGGGAGGAATTTACCGGGAAGAAGGCTAAAAGAATAAGAGCTGATAATAGGAGATAATTTTAGCCGAGAAGGCACGGCCGGGAGCCGAAGCTCCAACTCACATGACATAACCATGTGGGCTTTATGCGACCGCACCTCATGTGAATATTAATCTATTTTACATATGTGCGGTCTTTATGTCAATATTAAATGGCTATATCATATAAGTTGGAGAAATTAATGCTCAATAATAAAACGAAGGATCAGAATAAACAGTCAGATATATTGACAATGGCACGTAAAAAGCGACATATCCATTTACTCGAGAAAATTCAAAAGGGTAAATCTTTATCATCTCGTGAACTTCGTGAATTAGAGAAATTTGAAGGAACGCCTTTGCCGCCAGGAGTTGTTAAGACTCAGGAAGAAGTGGCAAAGGCGTTTCATGTTTCTACGAGGACTGTTCAGTATTGGACCCGTGATGGTATGCCGCGGACAAAAAAGGGATTTTATGATCTTATAGAGGTCCAAGCGTGGCGAGAAATAAAAAAACAACAACGAAATAAAACAAAAAAGACAATAGGAAAAGAAGACTGGAATGCTAAATATCGTAAATATAAAGCGCAATTGGCAGAAATTGAACTCAAAAAGGCTTATGGACAGGTTGTTAGCCGAAAAGAGGTTGAAAAAGGGCAAGTAGCTCGTATTCTGGTAGTTAAAAGGGCACTTTTATCTCTGCCAAAGGTTGTTGCGCCTGTTATTAGTGGAATGGAGCCGAGAGAGATTCAAGTTTATTTGACAGCAAAAATAAAGGAAATTATTGAACAGTTTTCTAAGGAGAATTAAATGAAGATAAAAGTTAAAAAGAAAGACAGAAAAATTTGGAGCGAAGTAGAAAAAGCCGCTTGGAAACTTCCTAAAAGTATCACTGTATCAGAATGGGCAGATAAATATAGAATTCTCAATGCCCAAACATCAGCCGAACCTGGGCGTTGGCGTACTGTCCGAACACCTTATCTTAGAGAAATAATGGATGCTTTTAATGATCCATTGGTTGAAGAGATTACTTTAATGAAATCTACTCAAATTGGTGGAACTGAAGCAATATATAATATGCTTGCATATGCTATTGACCAAGATCCTGGACCGGCTCTTATAGTTATGCCTCGTGAGACTGATGCAAAGAGCGTATCACATAATCGCGTTAAACCTATGTTGGAATCATCAAAGACTTTAAGAAAACACTTACCCTCTCTGGTGGATGATATCACGAAACTTGAATATCATTTAGATCATATGATTGTTTATTTTGCTGGCTCTAATAGCCCAGCTGGTTTAGCTCAAAGACCTGTTCGTTATTTATTTTTGGATGAAGTTGATAAATATCCTAAATTTTCGGGTAAAGAGGCAGATCCAATTAAGCTATCAACCGAAAGAACAAGAACTTTTTGGAATAAAAAGATTATAAAAATATCAACTCCAACAACACGCCAGGGTTATATTTTTAGAGAATATGAAAAATCAGATAAAAGACGATTTTATGTACCCTGTCCTCATTGCGGTCAATATCAACCTTTAATTTTTAGTCAGATCAAATGGCCAGAAGGTGAACGTAATCCAGAGAAGATTAAAGTTAATAGATTGGCCTGGTATGAGTGTCAGCATTGTGGCGAGAAGATAATGGAGAATATGAAATCAAGGATGGTATTGCAAGGTATATGGGTTCCAGAAGGGGCAGAAATCACGCCAGAAGGGCATATAAGGGGAAATATTGTAGAATCTGGACATAGAGGCTTCTGGATATCTGTTCTCTATTCACCTTGGGCTACTTGGAGTGATATAGCGGCCGAGTTTCTAAAGTCTAAAAATTATATTGAATTATTAATGAATTTTGTCAATTCCTGGTTAGCTGAGATTTGGGAGGAGAAAACCGAAGAATCAAAACCAGAAATATTAATTACTAAAGCTGGAACATATAAAGAAGGCGTAGTGCCAGCTGGCGTTTTGGTCCTTACGGCAGGTGTAGATGTACAAAAAGATCATTTTCGTATAATTATTAGAGGATGGGGTTATGGTGAAGAATCGTGGTTAATTAGAGCTTTGAGGGTTGAATCGTGGGAAGAAGTTATTGCCGTTCTTTTTAAAACAAATTATCAACGGGAAAATGGAAAGGATGTTTTTTCAGTACGTTTAAGCTGTATTGATTCAGCCTATCGAACTGATGAAGTGTATGAAGTATGCCGGAAATGGAAAGATATTGCCCGGCCGATAAAAGGACAGAATTATTTATCAGGCGTGCCTTATAAGATAAGTTATATTGATAGACACCCAAGATCAGGATCGGTTATTCAGGGAGGATTAAAACTTTGGCATATTGATACAGTGCATTATAAAGATAAAATTAATCGCATGGTACATGCCGAACCGGGAGATGCTGCTCAATGGCATTTATTTGCTAATCCATCGGATGAGTATTTAAGACAATTCTGTGCAGAACATAAGATATTAATTAGAAATCGCAGGACCGGAAGAACTAGGGAAGAGTGGAAACCTATTTCAGAAGGCGCAGCTAATCATTATTTAGATTGTGAAGTTTATGCCGCAGCTGCCGCGGACATGATTCGGGTATCTGCGATGAGAAAAGAACAAGAGATAACAACACATCGGCCAAAAAAATCTCAAGAATCTGATAAAAGAGATAAAAAACGATGGCTTGAACATAGAACTAGAAAATGGTTGCGTAATGAGTAAATGGATAGAAAGAAAAAAAAGAAGATGGCTGAATGGTTATAAGACTAAGAAAGAAAGACAGCCGAAAGAAAATAAAAAAGAAGAAGATATTGACAATTATGCGATAATAGTTTATCCTATTAAGTGTCCAAGATGTGGAAGTAAAAAGGTTTATCGTTATAAATCAGATTTGCCAGTGCGCTATTATAAATGTAAGAATTGTGGGCATAATTTTAAGAGCATAGAGAAAGAATAGGGAAAAATTAATGGGATGGGTAATTTTTTTATTTATAGCTTTGATAATTTTTTGGTTTATTAAAAATAGTGATAAAGGCAAAAAAAAGCAATCTCCAAAATATTCTATTGAGACAAATTATTATATAGGCGGAAGAAAAATTTTACAGAAAGATATTCCTATACCAGAAGATAATGAAGATTGGAAAAAATCTTATCAGGGAGGTTGGATTGTTAGTTTTCTTAAAAAGCAAAAAATCACATTTTCAGAAAATATTAGTTATAAAGAAGCAAAAAAACTTGCTATTGCATGTAAGGCTTTGATGAAAGTATGGGAAGATTTTAATAAAAGTTATGAGATATCAAATGAACTTAAGAATGAATTTGTAAATTTAATAGTTGTTAATAAAAAGCTTATAAATTCATTGCCAGAATATAATATGGTTAGAAAAGACTCAAAAGGATATCAGATAATTAAAGAATTGATATTGAAAAGAACAGAAAAAACATAATAAGCTGAAAACAAAATTGTAAAATCTTACCTTTTTCTCCTTACCCGATCTGGGTAAAGACCCCCTTGACGGATTCTAATTTATAATATATATTTAAGACAGATTTATTTTATCGGGATTAAGAGTTTTTACTCTTAACATTTAATGGCAGAAGTTTTTTAAGGGATACTTCTGCCTTTTTTATTTAGCGGATAATTACTGGGCAAAATGTAATGGAAATAAATCATTATATTTTGCCTTTTTTTATTTTTAGGAGATTGCATGGCCACAAAACAAGAGATGTTGACAGCAGTTAATGATGCAATTCAAGCTCGCCTTACTGGTGGCGCAGTGGCTTCATATTCAATAGGCGGCCGTAATCTTCAATATATTTCTCTTAAAGAACTAATGGATCTTCGAGATAAACTCAAACGGGAAGTATCTAGTGAATCTAAAACAAGAAATTATGCCTCATTTAAAAGACCAGAATAATGAAAGAAGTTCCTAGAGAAAAAAAAGCAATATCAGAAAGAATAGATGATTTTATTAGTTTCTTTTCGCCTCGTATTGCCTATAAGCGGAAGGCATATAGATTCGCTTCAAAATATACATTCAGTTCTTATAGAGGAGCAGAAAAGAATAGATTGCGTTCTTCATGGCTACCAGGAGGAGGATCTGCGGATCAAGATCTTTTGCCTGAATTATCCGATTTAAGAGAACGCAGCAGAGATTTAAACCGCAATGATGGACATGCCGCTGGTATAACTTCAACAATGGTTACTAATGTTGTGGGGATGGGAATCAAACCTCAAAGTAGAATAGATCCTGATATATTGGGCATTGAAAGCGAAATCGCCGAAGAATTTCAAAAAAAGGCAGAGCGGAGTTGGCAAAGATGGGTACCATTTGCTGATGCGACAGAAAGAATGAATTTTTATGAAATTCAACAATTGGTTGATAGACAGATTTTGGAAGCAGGCGAAGCTATTTTACTGCCATTAATGCTAAAAGATAAAAATCGACCATATAAATTGACTTTAGAAGTTATAGAAGCTGATAGATTGGCAACTCCTTCAGATAAAAAAAGCAATAAATCAATTAGAAGTGGTGTTGAAATTGGAGAGAGAGGACAACCTGTAGCATATTGGATAAGAAAGACGCATCCTGGCGATTTAACATTAAGATTGCAAACGCCAGATGCTAATAAATTTATTCGAATTCCAGCGAGGAATGAATTGGGAAGATTAAATGTTATTCATTTATATCCTGTTTTAAGGCCCGGACAGACCCGTGGAGTACCTTTTTTCGCACCAGTAATGACAATGTTTAAAGATTTAGCTGATTATATGGAAGCGGAATTGGTTGCAGCAAGAATTGCAGCTTGTTTTGCGGTATTTATTGAAAAGGAAGAACCAGATACAGCATCTTACAATAAAGCTGATAAAACAAGCCGAGGACAACGCATTGAAGAAATGGAACCTGGAATGATCGAATATTTAAATATAGGAGAAAAAGCATCAAGCTTCAAACCGGAAAGACCGGGCGGATCTTTTGAACCATTTGTTGAACGCATTCTGCGGGCAATAGGCGCAGCCTTGGGAATTCCTTATGAATTAGTTGCAAAAGATTTTAGCAAGACAAATTATTCAAGCGCGCGTGCAGCTTTATTAGAGGCGCGCCGATATTTTAAATGCCGTCAAGAATGGTTAGCCCAGAAACTTTGCCAACCAGTATGGGAAATGCTTTTAGAAGAAGCATATTTAATAAATGAGTTGCCCGCTGAAAATTTTTATGATAACCGCCTTGATTGGACTCGTGCCAGATGGATAAGTCCTGGTTGGTCATATATAGATCCATTAAAAGAAGCAAAAGCGACAAAAGAGGCGTTGGATTCTGGCATATCAAGTCTTGCCGATGAGGCTTCTGCTCAGGGACGTGATTGGGAAGAAATTATTGAGCAGAAAGTACGAGAGGCAATCAAGATAAAAGACTTGGAAGAAAAACACGGAATAAAAATTATTAAAGAAAAACAAACTGTCAAGAAGAGTGAAGAAGAAGCGGAAGAGAAGGAAGAATAAAAAAAAGGAGGCATATCATGCCAGATAAATTTCCTTATCCCTCAGAACATAGCGCAAGATTAAGAGATCCTAAAGATTTTGATCCTGAATCTTATAAAAGAAAAAACGGGGGAACCATATATGGAAAGATAAAGGTTCCAAAAACTATTGCGATTATTTGGGCTAAACTTAAAGGCAAATCAAAACCTAAAGACCCACCCATACCTCAATCTTTAAGATTTCCGATTAAGAATTGGACAGTAGAAAAGGCAAAAAAATGGTTAAAAAATAACAATATAAAACCATTGAAATTTGAACCTGCTTCTAAAAACGATAAAGAATCACTTGCTCAAAGTTATGATTGTGAATGTATTAAATGCGGTCATAAAGAGACTTATAAAGATCATTGTAGTGCGCATAAATGCCCAAAATGCGGCGGACAAATGAGAAGAGCTGAAAGGCCTGGTCCGGGACAGGAAAAGCATGCAGAAAGTATTCCGAAAGCTGCACTAAGATTTAGAGAAGAAGAACCCATTGAAATTCTAACCCTGAAAGAGGGAGAAAAAACAAAGAAACGAAGATTTAGCATGATTGCTCACAGCGGTAAAATTATGCTTAATCATTGGTGTTGGGGAAACTTTGCGATAGATTTATCAGGTGTATCAATCGGACGAAGGAAAAAGCCAGCATTAAGAGACCACAATTCTGAACGTATCGTGGGTTGGACCGAAGATATCAATATAGATAGGAAAAAAGGTATTATTGCCGATGGTATCTTTTCAGAGAAAACTGAGGATGGCAAGTTGGCTTTGGACCTTGCCGATGAAGGCTTCCCCTGGCAGGCATCTATTTATATTCCACCATTGCTGATAGAAAAAGTTGCCGAAGGAGAAGAAGCTGAAGTTAATGGACAAAAACTTAAAGGACCAGGGACGATATTTAGAAAATCAATTTTAAGAGAAGTTTCCTTTTGCGCTTTAGGTGCAGATGAGAATACTTCAGCAAGCGCTCTTAAAAATAAGGGCGATAATATATATCTAGATGTTGAAATAATAGAAGATCAACCAAAAAAGGAGGGAGATGAGATGAAATTTTCAGAATTAACTTTAGATGTTCTAAAAGAACAGCGATCTGACTTAGTAGATGAAATTTCTGGAGCAGCTAAAGAAGAGGGCCTGAAAGAAGGCAAAGAGATAGCAGCGAAAGAAGAACGACAGAGAATTGCTAATATTTTAAAAGAAGCCAAAACTTTTGAGAAGATGGAGGATTTGGCAAATGAATTGATAGAGAATGGTGCTACCGTGGAGGAAGCAATACAAAAATTTAAAGATAAGAAACTTAAAGATCTAGAAAATGCAGCACCTAAGTCACCTGGCCCTAATGACAATCTAGAAGCAGAAAAAGGCAAAGGCAATCTTTCTGTTGAGCAGAAAGCAGAGAAAGAATGGGAGAAATCTTCTGAATTACAAAAAGAATTTCCAGCAAAAAGCACCTATGTGTCCTTCAAGAAAGCCGAAGCAAAAGGAGCAGTTAGCATTTTAAGAAGCAAATAATAACTTTAACTTTTAAAACCAAAAAAGGAGGTAAAAAAGATGGCAACATTAGCTAAAAACGAGGTAAGAACCTATGAGCTTGGCATTGAGGATTTTAATGATTTGCCGGTTATTGAGTCAGATATCATCTATGAAGGTGCAGCTGTAGGAGATAATGGGTCCGGCTATTTCAGGCCATTGGTAGCAGGGGATCCATTCGGAGGATTTACAGTTAAAAAAGCTGACAATTCTAATGGGGCTAATGGCGATATTAATGTACGCGTAAAGGAATGTGGCAAGATTGTATTAGATGTAACCGGGGTTACTGGTGTAGCTGATAAAGATAGCGTAGTTTATGCATCAGATGATAATACTTTCACATTGATATCTTCCGGCAATTCAGCAATTGGCAAAATTGCAAGGTGGATTTCTGGCACCAAATGCGTGGTTGCATTTGAAGCAGTATCAATAAGGTCAATATAACAAACAATAATTCTTAAAACCAAAAAAAGGAGGTAGAGGAAAATGGATTTAAGGGGACTTTCAAGTAGAAGTGTTGTAGGTATGTTTTTTGAAGAACTCGAGAAGGCAACTGGCCTTTCATGGGTGAAAAAAGTCAGCGTATTGTTTCCATCTAATCAGGAAATGGAGACATACAAATGGCTAGGTTTCAGTCCAGCCTTAAGAAGGTGGATTGGCGGAAGAAACCCAAAAGGACTTAGGGAGAATGGCATCGATATTAAGAACTTAAAATATGAGTCTACTTTAGAAGTTGATGTCGATGATCTACGCAGAGATAAAACTGGCCAGATAAAAATCAGAATAGGTGAACAGGTTGATAGAGCTATAGCCCATTGGGCAAGTTTATTATCAACTTTAATTATTAATGCAGAATCAACAGTCTGTTATGATGGCCAATTTTATTTTGATGATGACCATTCAGAGGGTAAAAGTGGGTCGCAAAGTAATGATTTATCAGCAAGTGATTATAGCGATTTAGCTGTAACTACACCCACTAACCCAACAGCCAACGAACTCGCCAAGGTTATTTTGAAAATGATCCAGCATATGTATACATTGAAAGATGACCAGGGCGAACCCATGAACGAATTTGCCAGGAAATTTCTTGTTATGGTACCTGTGCCTTTTTGGGGAGCAGCTTTGCAGGCGATAACAAGCCAGAGACTTGATACCGGCAGCGGAACAGTTGATAATCCTTTGTATAATCAAGCTGCTAAGTCAGGTGAAGATAAGTTCGAATTAGATTTAGCACCAAATCCTCGCTTATCATGGACGAATAAGTTGGCGATATTCAGAACCGATGGCAGAGCAAAGCCTTTTATACGACAGGCAGAATCTCTTGATGGCTCTTTACCGGCAAGCATAAATGATGAAAGTTACGGCATCAAGGTAGCTGTTATTGGTGAAGGAAGCGAAGAGGAATTCAAATTCGGCAGACATCTATATGGCATTGAAACAAACCGCAATGTAGGTTATGGATATTGGCAACAGGGCACATTGGCAACTTTATCAGCAAAATAGTATCATAAGTGATTTTAACCTTATCCTGCCCATCTGTCATTTTAAGACGGTGGGCAGGATGTAATAAACAATGAGGAGAGTTATTATGAGCGAAAAGGTTATCCGTATAATTTTGACTGAGCCAAAATCTATCAATGGAAAGATCAGAAATCCTGGCTATGTTTTATTGGAAGGAATTTCCTCAAAAAAAGTTGTTGCAGCTGATATAAATAAAGCAATTCAGCTTGGTCAAGTCAAAGTGGAAGAAAAAAGCGTTAAAAAAGCTTCTAAAACTGAAGAATCAACCAAAGAATCAGAAGCCCCAAGGAATAAAAAGAAATCAGCTGAAAACCCAGCTGAAGAGAATAAAGAATGACATTTAAAAGTCAATTATCTATTGATGCGGCAAAAGCTTTTTTAAATACGGATGAGTTTGCTAAAGAAATTACTTATAAACCTAAAAATGGGGATTCAAAGAATATTAAGGCACTTATTGTTCGAAGCCGGGTGGATAGCGCCGAACAGGGAATAGGTAGAATAGCAACTAATCAGGCAGAAATTTACATTGCTAATGATGAAATAGAGGGAATTACATCAGTAGATAAAGGCGATGATGAGGTTCTATTTCCGGAGATTATTGGAGGATCTAATGTCTGGTGGGTTGTAATTGATATTTTGAATATGGATAAAGGTATGTGGCACTTACAGGTGCAAAAATGAGATTAGAACCTGAATTCGATACATCTAAATTAAAAAGAGCAATCAGGATGATTCCAATTGTCTTGCGAGATGAATTAGATGATGCTTTTGATCATATAGGTAGGAGTTTTTTGAGCCAATTTAGGAAGGAGAGATTGCAGGGGCCACCCGGGATTAAAAGCAGGGGCAGTCATGGCATATATAAATACTTTCAGCGAAAAAAACTTGCTCCTACACATGATTTGATGGATATGGGCGTAGAGATATATTCTAAGTCTAAAATAGCAGCTATGCATGAAACAGGAGCAGTAATAAGAGGCGAAGGCAGCAACAGACTTGCAGTGCCTTTCTCACAAGAATATAAGCCAGAAATGTATACTGCAGGCGGCCGCCTTAAGACGCGATTTAGAAAACCAGGCATGCTAAAGAAAGTTAGGGCAGCTAAATTAAAAGGCAAATACTTCTTGATACAATTTAAAAAAGGAACTGACGAGATAAAACCGATATTTGTATTGAAACATAAAATAACCATAAAACCCAGATTAGGATTTTTAAAGACATTTAGCAAGCATAGGATTCGAAGAATACAGATATTAAATAGAGCTGTTGTAAAAGCATTGAAAAAGGTCTGATATGGCTAAAATTGTACGTGAAAAAATTCTTGAAGACATAGAAACTACTTTAAAATTAATCAGCAAAGCTAATGGTTATGAGAATGATATTGCCAGCGTTCAGAGGTGGTTGCAGGGCGGCAATAGTCTGCGAGAGGTGCCTTGCATTGTTATCAGCGCGGGTCCCGAGGAGAAAATGCAGGGTGAACAATTAATAAATTGTAGATTTACTGTCAATATTGAGGTCTGGATAAGACATGATGAAGATGATGTCTCTGGCTCTACAGATACAATCATAAATAGTTTGTTAGGTGATGTTGAAAAAGCATTATTTATTGATTATACGCGCGGAGGGCTTGCGGTTAATACTATTGTTACCGGTAATTTACCTTTTGAAACGGTGGAGGGTCAAGCATATGCCGGTATTATCATAGAAACAGAAATTCAGTATAGGCACAAAATAGGTGATTTAACACAGGAAATGTAAAAAAATCGGCTCAAAGAGCCAAAAAAAGGAGGTAAATTATGCTCACGAAGCGAGGTGTAATATTAGCTAAAGAGGAGGCCGAGTACGGCGTGGACCCCACACCGACACCTGCAGAAAACGCAATCAGAGTCATTAATCCAACTATTAATCCCGTTGGAGAAAAATTAACTCGGGATCACGTTAAGAAAAGTTTAAGTCCACTTTCTCCTCTTATGGGCAAGAAGTATGTTGAAATTACATTTACGACGGAATTAAGGTCAAATGGGACAACGCAGAATGGGGATATAGCCCCTCGAGTAGGAGACTTATTTGAAGCTTGCGCGATGCTTGAGACAATTCACGCTGAGGCCAGTGGCGGCGCTGATGATGGTTATGTAAAATATACACCGATTTCAGAGAATCTAAAATCTGTTACGATTTACGCATATTTTGATGGATTGCTCCATAAGATTACAGCTTGTGAGGGAACCTGGGAAATTGTTATGGACGCCGGGCAGATCGCTAAGATTAACTGGACATTTAAGGGCTTTTATCAGACGCCAATTGACGAGGCATTGCCAAGCGGAGTGGTTTATGATAGTCCTGTTCCACCTGTGGTCTTAAATGCTGGATTTAAGATAAATAATGTATCTACCTTGGTAGTTCAATCAGTAGCAGTAGCCTTGAATAATGTTATTAGTCAACGGGATGATGTAAATGCGGCTTCAGCCATAAAAGGATTTTTGATTACAGATAGGGCAGGCGGCGGCTCATTTAATCCTGAGGCGGTCCTGAAGGCAACTTATGATTTCTACGGTGATTGGGAAGAAGCGACGGCCAGAGCATTAGAAATTACAATCGGTTCGACTCCTGGAAATATAATTGAAATTGCTGCTCCCAAGGTAACCTTAGATAATATTACACCTGGTGATAGAGACGGTATCAGGGTTTTTGATATACCTTTTAGCTTAGCGGAAGATAGTGGAGATGATGAAATATCAATTACCTTTAAGTAGGTAATTGAAAAAAACAAAATATAATATGAGATTAAGATAAAAAATAGGCAGAAAAAAAGGAGGTATGCTGATGTTAACAGGAATTAATATTCACGAGATGCGGGATTATGTCAGTAAATTAGATCCTGATAAGGAAAATCCTACTATTTTTAAAATTGGTTGTCTTGACCCAATAATAAAGGCTGAAATTAATGATGATGCAACAAGTTTTGAAGTTAGTTCATCTAATTCTTCTGATATGGCTAAGACAAGTTTAAATTTTAACAAGAGAAACATTATGGCTGTTAAATTTGGACTTAAAGGATTAGAGAACTTTATGGACCCTCAGACAAAAAAGCCTGTGAAGTTTGATACAATTAGCGTTCCAAAAGGCGGTAAGAATTACAATGTAGTTAGTGATAATATTATTGCCTTATTAGGGTCAAAATTAATCAAGGAATTGGCAGAAGTAATTCTTTCTGAAAATCAACTGAGTGAAGAAGAGAGAAAAAACTGATTCTGGCAGTTGAGCTTCCTGCTTTGAAGCTCGATTGCCGAACGTGTACTCCTAATCAAAAAATTGAGAGAGGATGCAAAAAAGATTCACCAATAAAAGATATCTGGCAGATTGATGACTGGAAGTTTCAAAGATGTCCTTTGAAAATAGTTACAATTCAGAGTTTAAGATACATAGAAGCTTATAATTTTTATGAAAAAGGATATCTGCCTAATACAGGCGGATGGTTAGACCAGTCAGCAAAGCTTTTAAAGGCGATCAAAGTGATTAGCAATAGGATTAATAAGGATAGAAAGGATGAGAGAATATAAATTTAATCTTGATAACTTGTTAAAATGTCATTTTCAAAATAAAGATATATATTATGAGGAAAAGAACCATAAATCCATTGTTCATAAACACCTTCAGAATTAACAGTGCGATTTATATCATAAGGAGGGCCCCAGCTAGTCCAAGCTTCCTCTCTACTCATCCCAATAAATATCTCTTTATTCAAAATTGCTTGTTTGGTTTTTTCTGGAAGATCAGGATGGCGTTCAACAAAACATTCACGAATTCGTTGCTCAAGCTTCATTCTAATTTTAATAAGATCGACATCGTCAGTTATAGATTTTGTAAAAAAAGTTTTGGAATAAGCAAAATCAATTCCTGTAAAAAGAAATATAACTATTATAAAAAGCAAAATTACCTTTTTCATAATAAATTTACTTTACCATAAGATAAAAAAGAGGTCAAGGGGAAAATGACGAATGCTCAATTAAGTATAATACTTAAATTAAAAGATGAAGCCACTAAGAAATATCGCACCTTCTCTCAACAAATGGAAAAAGGTACTTATAAGTTGGTCCAGAATTTAAAAAAATATTGGATGGCTTATGCGGCCGCTATTGCAGCCGCTATTTTGGTATTGAAAAAATTAGCTCGTACAAGTATAGATATGGCAAAAGAATTAATTAAGGTCGGCTCTACTGTTGAAGATTTAAAAGTGCGCCTAGAAGTGCTATTGGGTAGTGTTGAGGAAGGCAATAAGGTTTTTAAAGAAATGAGCGAATTAGCCGGTAAAGTGCCCAAGACTTATGAAGAGATAATGAAGGCGGCTACTGATCTTGCAGGAGTCGTAAGGGGTGGAAGCGAAGAAATTAAAAAATTAATGCCTATCATTGTAGATATATCTGCTGGAACAGGTATAGCTGTAAGAGATGTTACATCACAGATGATTAGGATGTATTCAGCGGGAGCGGCAGCGGCTGATATGTTTAGAGAAAGGGGCGTATTGGCAGCTTTAGGTTTTCAGGCAGGGGTTAGTTATACAGCTAAACAAACAATAGATACAATAGTAAAAGCATGGGAAGACGGAACAGCTAAATATGTGGGTGCATCAAAAGGTCTTGCCGAAACTTGGACAGGTATGTGTTCTATGATGTCTGATGCCTGGTTCAATTTTAAAAGAGAAGTAGGAGAGAAATTTTTTGAAGATATAAAAGAAGATTTACAAGCAATCTTATTCGTTATAGAAGAGAGTAAAAAGCCAGGCGGAGAATATGCAAAGGTAATAAAAGAGATTAGGGATAATTTAAAAGATGTTTACGGGAATTTGAAAGAATTTCTTGATATGGCTATTGTGAGCGGAGGCAAGGTTATTGATATATGGCGTGATTTAAGAGTTGGAGTATTACGTTATGCTATAGCAGTTAACAAAGCAGCCAAAGCATTTATGGCGATTCAAAAAGCACAAGCAATATTGACAGGAATGTATTTTGTTCCTGCTGTCAAACAAAACTTTGAAGAAATAACAAAAACACTTAATTATAATATAGAAGTTTGGTCTGAAGCGTTAGATGGGGCGCAGAAAGCAGCAGCTATTTCTGCAGAGCAAAAAGGAAGAGATTTTATTAATCGTAGAGAAAAGTTAATGAAAGCGGCAAGGGAAAAATCAAGAAACATAAAGTTTATGAAGGAGATGGGAATAGAGTCCGAGCCATTTAAAGATTTAGATTTATCTGTAAAAAATGTTGTAGAAAAAATCCGTCAATATCGTGAAGAATTAACAGATAATGAAAAAAGATATATAGAAGAGACTAAAACCATAAAAAGCGAAGAATTGCCTTTTGTTGTATGGCTTAATGACCAATTGGCGGAGGTATCAATAGAGGGATTAAAAAAAGAATTAGAAATAAAGAAAGAAGGCTTGAAAGAATTTGAACAGGCCTCTTTGGAAAGCACACAAAAAGAGCTTGAAAATTATAAAAAAATGTTGAAGGCAATGGATGAAGCATATAAAAAATATCAAGACAAAAGGATAGAAATACGGGAACAATTAAGGGATCGCATATTTGAATTAACCCATACTGAAAAAGAATATGCTATAAAAAAATTAGGAGAGGAATTAGAAGAAAGAAGAAAATTACTTAGTGATAGCTATGAAGATAGAAAATTATTAGCTAAATGGTATTTAGAGGAATATCAGAAAATCATAAAAGGACAACAGGAGATTCTCTGGTGGCAGGAAGAGGCGGCCAGAAGAACATATAATAGCATGGCTGATTCATTTAAGACCTTTTTTGTGGACGCTCTGCAGGGGTATCTACGAACAGCGCAGGATTACTTTTTAGCTTTTAGGGATGCAATCATAAATGCCTTGGCTGATATTATGGCCCAAATGGTAGCCATAAAGATGTTAAAGGGCATATTCCCTCAATCGTGGATACCTTCTCAGATGTTACACCAAGGCGGAGCGGTAATGCATCGAGGTGAAGTTGTCTATGCTCATCAGGGCCTGGCAGTAGATGAAATCCCGATAATTGCGCAAAGAGGGGAAGGTTTTCTTTCGCGCAGGGGAATGGCAAATATAGGCGGCCCAGCTGAATTAAATAGGATTAATAGAGGTGAAGTTCCAGGACCAGGAGGAGGGCCAACTATTCATAATCATTATTATATTAGCGCAATAGATGCTAAGTCATTCAAAGAATATCTAGAAGAAAATAAAGGAAGCTTAGAAAGCGCAATACAAAGTGCGATGGATGAGAATTATAATCTAAGGAGAATGTAATGTCATTGCCGGTTTATCCTACTTTGAGTATTAATCCTAGATTTCCTATAATAACTGAACCGGTATGGGATACGAGCATTGTAAATTATGAGGGCAAAGTAGAGCAAAGAGAGGCAAATAGAAATATCATTAAATTAAGATTTTATATTGATTATAGAATTATTAACACTAAAGATCGAGAATTATTGGAAGGTTTTTTTGAGATAGTCCGAGGAAAAAAGAGAAAATTTAGCTGGACTAATCCCGAAGATGATGCTGTATATACGGTTAAATTTGAAGATAAAAAATTGGATATTGACTACTTTAGATATGAATTGTGGAATATAAAAGAATTTAAATTGATAGAGGCTTTGTAATGGATTTTCTAAAAATGACAAAAAATAGAGCATTTTCAAAATTAGCCAGCAATGTAAGTGATACAGCTACTTCTTGGATAGTAGAAAATTCCTCTAAATTTCCTACAACTTATCCTTTTCATATTACTTGTGAGGATGAGATTGTAGAATGCACAAATAATGATACTGGTACTAATACTTTAACGGTAATAAGGGCGCAAGAAGGGACAACCGGCGCTTATCACGCAGCGGCAAAAAGAATAGAATTAAGAATTACAGCTGCAGTAATAACTCAGCTTCAAGATATAATCAATGATATTTTAAGCGAAATACATCAAATGCAAAAATTTACAGGAGATGGAACTACTACACAATTCAATCTTACTTATGCATTTAAGGATAATTCATTGTTTGTTTTCTTGACTGGTATATTACAAGAGAAAGATGTTGATTATACGGAGGCCGGAGATAAATTATCAATTACATTTGCTACGGCTCCTGCAGATGGAAGAAAAATAGAGGTGAGATATGTTAAAGAAAGTAGTTAGTATTTTAAGTATTATTATTTTATTAGGTTTAGGTTTTGGTGAAAAAGCTTTTGCTTATAACCCCTGGGCAGACCAGATACAGACTGATACGACTAATTTTAACAATATTCTAAGCGCTTCAGATGATGATATTCAAAAAGCATTAGATAGCTTAGATGAAAGTCTTGTGAATGGTTCTATTGGCGATTTAGGAGATGTAGACACCACAGGCATAGCAGACAATAAAATCTTCCAATATAATTCCACTTCGGGCAATTGGGAAGTAACTGATAGCCCTACTTTTGCAGATTTGACTGTAAACGGCAACGTCGGCATCGGGACGGCGAGCCCTACTGCTAATTTAGATGTTAAAGGTAATCTAACTACTGCCCTGACAGGCACAGTAGCAGTAACCAATGCCTCTGCGGACGTTGTGGGAACAACTACAGCATTTACCACTGAACTTAATACAGGTGATGCGATTAAAATTAAGAGCGAGATATTTACTGTATCTACAATTACAGATGATACTCATCTTGCTCTTGATAGCAATTATGCTGGAAGCACGGAATCTGGACTTACTGCCTACAAGGATAGTAACCTTTTCTATGTGCAGGATGGCGATGCAAAAGCGACGTTAACCATTAATAAATCTGGCAACACAACGTTAAGCGGCGACCTTAATGTGGCAGGGACTACTCCACCAAATCTAATCCTTGACAATACTACTACTGGTGCAGATGGGCATAGTGGTTGGCTTAAAATGATAGGCAATGCTTGGTTTGGTGACGTTGACCACGAAAGAGGCATAGCTCAAAGGCTTGAGTTTTCAGGCGGTGCTGGAACTTATTATTTAAAATGGTATCAGAATAATTTAACTTCTGAACTAATGAAACTTGATAATTCAGGAAATTTAACTTTAACTGACCAAGCGGGAGGAAACGGTGGAAATTTAATTATTGATGGCACCCTCGCTGTAGAAGGAAGCACAGGCATAAGCATAGGAGAGGATAAGGCAGGGGGGACGACTAATAATGAAGGTATCTTAAAACTCTGGTCAGACGGAGACAATGCCTATTCTACAACCATAAAAACAGGCACACAGACGCAGGATGTAACTTATACCCTTCCTTTAGATGACGGAGATGCAGACCAAGTATTATCTACTAATGGAGCGGGAGTGTTGAGTTGGACAGCCGCGGGAGCAGGGTCAGGAGATATTACCGATGTAGGCGATGCTACATCCGGAGCAGCCTTCACCGCAGACGGAACGGGAAACAGCCTCTACTTTGAAGGAGCAACAGCAGACGATTATGAGACAATCCTAACTGCGGAAGATACCACTACAGCAGATAAGACTATCACCTTGCCTGATTTTACCGGATATGCAGTTGTTGATGCCACTAAATGCACGGATTTAGAAGGGACAAAACTTTCTATTACAGGCGGAGTATTAAACTGCACCGAAACTGATAGTGTAGTAGGTGCAATCAACGGAATAGTCAAAGCCGATGGGGCGGGGAATATAAGTGCGGCTACTGCTAATACTGACTATGAACCCGCTTTAACCGATGAGGCGAGTTTATATGCTACCTTAAGTGATGTAAGTTTGTTTTTAGAGGATGTAGTAGATGATACTACCCCTCAATTAGGGGGAGATTTAGATACTAATGGGCATAAAATAGATGGCTCAACAACAGATGGCTATTTAGTTTTAAGCTGGGGCAACAGATGATTTTAAACTTTACGATGATGGAATTTTAGATTTGTCAAAGCAGTCAGCAGCACGTGCAACTCGAACCTCTGTTCAATCTATTCCGAGTGCCACTGAAACCAAAGTAGTGCTCGACAGTGAAAGTTACGATAAACAGAATGAATTTGACCCAGCTACTAATTATAGATTTACAGCAACAAAAGCAGGTTATTATATGGTATGTGGACACGTTTACTATAACGCAACTGTTGCAGATAAGTTCTTGGTAGCAATCTGTAAGAAAAAT